CAGCGTCTTTGCCAGTTCCGGGGATTTTTACAGTGCCGTTGACAGCAAGACGCTGCTGCTTCACGTCAACATCCACCAGTATTTGCACTATTTCCAGAACGGCAAGACCAATGTCTGGCCCGACCGGATCATCCTGCTGACGCCGAACGAAGGCCTGTCGCGCCAGCATCTGGAGGAATTCCGACTTTCAGGCCTCAATGCACACCTGTTCGACAAGAACCAGTCTGACAGCCTCTACAAGGGCTGGATCGACGTGATCGAGGTAACCAAGCTGGCCGAGGAGATGGGCGACAAGACCGTCGCCACAGGGGCCTTCGAAGGCAACAACCTCGTCCTAGTCGACGAAGGCCACCGAGGCGCCGGTACGGCTGGCGGTGTGTGGATGGCCAGGCGCGCGGCGCTGGTACGGGGCGGCTTCGCCTTCGAATACAGCGCCACGTTCAGCCAGTCGGTCGCCAAGGGCGCCACGGTCGAAAAGGCCGAGCAGGACATTCTGAATGCCAAGGCCCGACGCCAGTTTGCAAGGACCTATCGGCAGCTCGACGAGAGCGAGAAGGCGCAGGTCGCGCTTACATCGGCCGACCATGCCCGCGCCCGGATCGAAGGCGTGCGCGAGGCTTATGCCAAGGCCGTGCTGATCGATTACAGCTACAAGTATTTCTACGCCGATGGCTATGGCAAGGAATCGCTGATCCTGAACCTGGACGATGCCGGGTACGACAAGCACGGTGCGCTCTATTTCACAGCCTGCCTGCTGAGCTTCTACCAACAGCTCTGGCTGTGGGACACGCACCGGGACCGGATTGCCGAATTCAATATCGACAAGCCCCTGTGGGTATTCGTCGGCAATACCGTGTCGGGCGAAGACAGCGATGTCCTGGCTGTACTCGAGTTCCTGGCCTCGTTCCTCAACGATGACGCGCAGGCGATCGAATGGATCGCGGACCTGATCGCGGACAAGGCCCGGCTGCTGGATCCCAAGGGCAACGACGTGTTCGCTGGGCGATTCTCGCCGCTCATGCAGCGCGATGCCGAAACGATCTATGCCGATATCCTTCGCCGCCTGTTCAATGCCGAAGCACGCCAGCGGCTCAAGCTGGTCAACCTCAAGGGCAGCAAGGGCGAGCTGGCGCTGCGCGTCGGCAACGCGCCCCACTTTGGCGTCATCAACATCGGCGACGATGCCGGGTTTTTCAAAACCGCTGAAGAAGTTGAGACCTTCGACACGGAAACGGACGACTTCGGAAGCGGACTGTTCGGCACGATCAATCAGGAAGGCAGCAAGCTCAACGTCCTGATTGGGTCGCGCAAGTTCACCGAAGGCTGGTCCAGCTGGCGAGTTTCGACCATGGGCCTGCTGAACATGGGGCAAGGCGAAGGCTCACAGATCATCCAGCTGTTTGGGCGTGGCGTGCGCCTGAAGGGCAAGGGCATGTCACTCAAGCGCTCGCTTCCCCATGAACGGCCCAAGGGCGTCCATCTGGAGCGGCTGGAAACGCTCAATATCTTCGGCGTGCGCGCCAACTACATGGCAGCCTTCAAGGATTACCTGAAGGAAGAAGGGATCACGCCCAGCGACGAGATCATTGAGCTGGACTTCCCCACCAAATCCAACCTGCCTGCCGACAAGCGCCTCAAGACGCTCAAGCTGAAGGACGGCTACAAGGACAACCAGATCAAGGGCTTCAAGCGCACGCATTTCCCTTGGCTATATGAAGTGCCGGCGGATTTCGTCGGCAAGATCAAGCTGCCGCACGCCACGCTTGACCTCTATCCGAGGATAGAGGCGCTCAGCACGAAGGAAAACGGCACCGCCAAGGTGGCCCCCGATGCGCGTTACAAGGGTAAACTCGATCGTGCTGCCATGGCCATGTTCGACTGGGACGCTGTGTTTCTCGCATTGCAGGAATACAAGCTGCTGAAGGCCTGGAGCAATCTGCGGCTGGATCGGCAGCGCCTGATCGACTTTTGCACTGGCAGCGACGCCTGGTACACGTTGTTCATTCCGCAAGCAGAGCTGGCCATTAACGGCTTTGCTGACGTCACCAAGCAGCAGGACATTCTGGTTCAGCTACTGACCGAATATACCGACCGCTTCTATCAGGCGCTGAAAGCCGGGTATGAGGGGCAGTTCTACGACGTCGCCTACATCACCGACGATCACGGATCGATGCTCAAGCTCTATCAGTTCGAGATCGATGCCACTGACGATGGCCGGGAATACGAGACCAAGCTCAAAGTTCTCAGGGATCTGGTTGCGGCTGGCAAGATCGGAGAAGCGAGCCAGTGGAATGCGCCACACATGGTCGCGATCAGCTTCGCCCGCCATCTATATTATCCGCTGATGGCCCCTGACGTGACCGGTAACTTGCCTCTGAAGATGCGTCCGCTGGCCTTCGATTCCCCTAGCGAGGTTCAGTTCGTTCGCGATCTCGAGGCGTTCTACAATTCATCGGCCGCCAAAGAGCTGCTCGCTGGGCGGAGCCTGTATCTGCTGCGCAATGCAGACACGCAGGCGAAGGGCCTAGGCTTCGCAAGATCCGGCAATTTCTATCCCGACTTTTTGCTTTGGCTGGTCGATGACGCGTCGGGCCAGCAGTGGCTCAGCTTTGTTGATCCGAAGGGCATCCGGAACCTCGACCTCAACGACCCCAAGCTGGGGCTCTACTCCGAGATCAAGGAACGTCAGCAGGAGCTAGACGATCCGGACCTGATCCTGAATGCCTTCATCCTCTCTTACACCCGGTACAGCGACCTTTTGAACGTCGGGACTGCTGGTTCAAAGGCCGATCTGGAAGCGCGCAATGTGCTTTTCATGGACGACGGATCCGAGAAGTATCTAAGTAAGATGTTGAAAAGCATCGGCGCTGTCTCAATGGCGTGATTCCGAAGACTTGGATGGCGGACGTTGATGTGTCCGCCATCCACTCTTCACCCAATCCGTGCCTTGGCCGTCTTCCGAAACACCACGCTGCCGATACCGGTCAGCGCGAGTACGACCGTAAGGACGTCGGCCTGCGTTAGCCCCTCGGGCAAGATGCCGAGCGCTGCGGCGACGCCCCACAGGCTGCCGATGACGCCGGTCCAGATGGCCTTGGACGCCCACCAGGGTTTCAGTTCTTCCATGTCATTTCTCCACAAAAAAGCCCGCGGGAATCGCGGGCGGACAGGTTGGTGATGTGTGTTGGGCCGATCAGGCCTCGTTGGTGGACAGCACGCCGTTGGCCGCGAGGTTGACCGGTTTCGCGCTCGCAGGCGCCTTGCGGTAGGCCGGCCGGCGAATGGCGATGCAGCGGTCGTGGGCGATCCGAGTAATGGTCACGCCGTCGGACTGGTTGCCGCCGAGGACATGGAACGCGCCGTAGTCCTCGCCAACATAGAGCCCGACATGGCCGGATCCCTGCGCGCGGCGGAACACCAGGATGTCGCCCAGCTGGGACCGATCGGCGGCTTTCCCGAACTTGGCCCAGTTGCGCGCCCAGAGCGGGCCTTCCACGACCGGCTTGCCGGCGCGTTTCGCGACCACGGCCATGAACAGCCCGCACCAGGGAATGCTGTCGGCCGTGAAGGTCTTGGCCAGCCCGGTCTCCTTCGCCCAACCCAGAATGACCGGGTTGTTCGCGGGGCCAGCGACCTCGAAGGTGCCATAGAGCTTGCGGGCCTCTTCCAGCATCCTGGGCAGCGGACGCAGGTCATCAATCCAGCCATAGGCCGGTGGCAGCGGTTTCATGGATGTCTCCCGGGAAGTTAGCGGCCGGACAGGCCTTTGACGGCGGCGTAGAGGACGGCGAGCGCGGTCGCGAAGGTCGACAGCCACTTCACGAACCGGACCATGCCGGTCGCCGTGTTCCAGGCCTCGAGCAGATCCTTCAGTTCCTTGCGGACGGCCTTCAGGTCCTCCTGCATCGCCTCTAGATCAGCCCGGATCAGGGCAATCTCGACGGCGGAGTCTCGTTCGGGATTGTCCGCCATCAGCGCAGCCTCCCGACGATGGTGATATCGCCCGGGGCCGCATCGAGGGCGTGCCCGGCCGGCAGATCGAAGTCCGTCTGCCTCTGCCGCACACCGGTCGCGTAATGAACGAACAGCGCATCCCGATCGAGGGTGAACGCCCCGGTCACCACCTCGAAGTGGTACTGCACGCCAGGCGTCCGCCGGAGCTTCTGCACCACACAGCACAGCGTGAAATCATCGTGGAAGCGCCGGGTGAATTGCCCGGCCGGAAGATAGCCGCCGCCGTTCTCGACATTGTGGAATCCGGGCGTCCAGCGCTGAGTAATGGGCCCCTTGGGACCTTCGAACACGTAATCAGCCCAGCCATTTATGCAGACCGAGACATGCTCGCACAGAGTCCAGGCGACCCCTGCATCGTACATCTCGGCGATGGTGGGGTTGAGCCTGGGCGGCACGAACTCGAGCATCGGCCAGAGCCGCCACGAGTTGGCGGCCCGGCGGAAGGAGAACCCGTTCTTGAACACCCCGTAGTTGATGTCGAGGTCGTCGTTGATGGCGATCACCTCGTCGGTGACCGTGGGCCGGCGATCTGCCTGCATCTCGGCTTTCCTTAGCTGACTGTGACCGACACGACTTCGCGCATCGTATGCGTGCCTGACTGGCCGCCCGAGGTGCCGATTGCGGCACCGCCCTGGGTGGCAGAGAGGTTGAACGTGTCGGTCGCGGCGTTGATGACGAAGTAGGTGGTGTTGGCGAAGATCCCGGTCGGCAGCGCCCCGCTGGTTGCAAACTGCACCCGCTTGCCATTGGCGAGCCCGTGCCCCGCCGCGGTGACCGTCGTCGGGCTGGCGATGCTGATGGTGGCGGTGCGCGGGAGCATCGACGCAAACGGGTTGCCGCTCAGCGCGCCGAACGCCTGGTAGGACGTGATCGGGTTCTTGTAGCAATAGCGCGTGCCGGAGCCGGTACCGGTGAAGCTGATCGCTGCGCCGCCCGGAGTGGCCGCGATCTTGAACGCGCTGGAACTCACCACCGACTGCACGAAGTAGGTGGTGAACGCTGTAATCACGGTGGGCATGCCGCCGGTGCAATAGAACTGGATCGGGTCGCCCACGGCCAGGCCATGCGAGGTCCAGTTGATGTTGTTGGTCGGTGACGGGCTGAAGGTGATCCCGGTCACATTGGTGAGCCAGGCGATCAATCCGGCCCCCAGAGTGAACTGAGTGCCGTTGATGCGCAGGCGCAGGGGCACCGGGGTCGCATTGAAGCCGTCGATGCCGATCAGTGTGGTCGAGGTGCCGGCATAGAGATCATAGCTGTGAACGACCGCGCGGATAGTTCGGCCCTGCCAGGTGGCAGGCGCGAAGTTCCCGCCGGACAGGTTGGAGAAGTAGCCGCCGTCTGCGCCGAACTGCTCGACCGCGCTGTATTTGTCTGCGAACTGGTAATAGCTGATCGGCAAGGCGATTTGCTGGCCGCCGCTACCAGCCCCCAGCAGGGTCATGAGGGCGCCGGCCATCAATTAAGACCCGCCCCGGTGATCACCCACGTCGTAGCGGAAACCTTGACCAGCGTCGCCAGTCCATAACCATCGATCGTTCGGCTGCCGGTATTGGCGGTGCCGGCCTGGCGCAGCGTATCGGTGGTGATCGAGATGGTCTGGGCCGCCGCGCTGTCATTGTAGATGACGACTGTCGCGCCGATCGGGAACGCGATCGAGGCATTCGCCGGGATGACGACACCACCGGTGGTGATGCTGATGTGCTTGCCATTGTCGGTCAGCGCCAGCGTGTAGGCCGAAGTCCTGCTGTTCTGGGGGACGCCCCGGAAACCGACGCTGCTGGTCGCGATCGTGCCGCTGTCACTGACCGTTGAGCCCGCATCGAGCGTACCGCCGTTGATCGCCGGGCTGGTCAGGGTCTTGCCCGTCAGCGTCTGCGTATCAGTGGTGCCGACCACCACGCCCGAGGGCGCGGCCTTTCCGGCCCAGGAGGTCAGGGTGGCATTGAAGGCCTGCACGTTCGTGCCAATGACTAGGCCGAGGTTGGTCCGCGCCGTGGCCGCATCCGTTGCGCCAGTCCCGCCATTGGCGATGCCGATGGTGCCGGTGAGCTTGGCAGCCGACAGCGAGGTCAGCCAGGCGGGATCGGCGTAGCTGCCGGTCGTCAACACCGCGCTGGTAGATGCCGAAGGGGCGGACAGCCCGACGGTCCAGGATGCAATCGTGCCGCTGCCGCCGACCATGCCGACATTGACGACGATCGCGCCGGTGCCGCTGGTATAGGCCGTGATCTGGCCATGCATCCAGTTGGCGGGCGACGCCGTGCTGGTGATTGTCACCCACTGGCCAACCACGAAGGCCTTGCCGGTCTGGACGGTCAGAGATTTCGAGCCGGTACCGATGGCGAGGCTGGTCGTGCTGGTTGCGTTCGTGCCCGGCGCATTGACGGCTGTTGATGCGCTGGCAGCCGCGCTTGCGGCATAACCGTTGGTCTCGGTGGCGAGCGCATTGGCCTCGGTCACGAAGGTCGGCAATGCACCCAGAAAGGATTCGGCGCGCACGTTGAAGTTCGCCGCGTCCGTCCGGGACGGCGGCGTCGGCAGAGCTGTAATTGGCATGGGAGTTCCCTCGGGAGGTTTACGCCAGAAAGATCAGGTGAGCCCTTCGATGGTGAGGCTGCAGTAGCTGACGGTCGGGTAGGCAAGGTCGATCGAGAACTCCTTGTAAAAGCCGTAAACAGTCAGGCTCTCGAAGGTCTCGGAGCCGATCCAGAGGACCGGCGTGGCGCGCAGCGCCGCAAGGTTGCGATGGATGTCGTCGACCGCGTCGGTCGGCATGACGACCCGGGCGGTCATGCGCTTGGCAAAGGCCCGCTCGACCACGGAGATGACGCCGAACTGGTCGGCTTCCTTGCGGCTGTAATCGATGATGCCAATGTCGGCGCCGTGCTCGGTGTCACCCAGTGACAGCTGACGTCCCAGCAGCAGCGACCCGCACGATACGATGTCGGCCGGATTATCGCGGGCGATGGTGACCGTGACGACACCGTTCGCGTAGACCGGCACGTCGAGGAACAGCAGCGTCGAGCGGCGGCCAATCGGCTCGAAGAACCACGAGAACCAGTTGTCGATGGCGCTGCCGCCGAGGTTGAAGCTCTGCGTGCTGGTGTAGTTTGTCACCCCATCGACGGTGAGCGAGACGGTTGCGGTTTCGGCATCGGTGTCGATCAGCGCCACGGCATCGACCGCACCCGGCGCCAGCACGGCCTGGAGTGACGCCGCCCGGGTGGTTGCCGTGCCGACGCGCGCATCGAACATCGCCCAGCGGTTGGTGGGACCGAGATCGAGCCACTTGGTCGGATCGGTGGCCGGATTGACCCCGGTCGAGGCCGCCAGCGCCTCGTAGCGCCGGTGGGTCGAGGCGAGGATCACCCGGTTGCCGGTCACATAGGCCGTGCCGGCGCTCCAGGCGGGATGATCGTTTTCGGCGACCGTGCTGCTGGTCAGCATCGCATCGGTGATCGTAATCGGTCGGATCAGCTTCATGCCGCCGTCCTTGTCGCCAGGGCATCACCGTCCGGGGTGACGCGTTCGAGGATACGCGCAGTCTTGCTGGTGCCCGAAGCGATCGTGGCTGAGGCAATGCGCTGATCTTCCCGCAGATCCGCCACTTCCTGCCGCAGGGCCTTGAGCTCATCGAGCAGCGCCGACTGGCCGTCGTTGGCTGGTATTGTTGCCGTGCCCATCTGGTTGGCGGTGAACCGTTCCCACCAGCTCGGATCCGGATTTCCGGTCGCAGCCGGATCCGTGGCAGGGCTTCCGCCAGCGGCCTGATTGATGATCGCCAGCGCCTGTTCGAGGCTGGCCGCCGTCAGACCCTGCAGACGCGCTAGATCTTCGCCAGACCTGGCCGAATTGGCCGCGACCGAGAGCAGGGCCTGGCTGAGGCCCGGAAGGGCCCGGGCGGCCTCCTGATCACCACCGCGGGCCAGCATCGAGGCATTGTTGAACTCGGCCAGCGCCCTTGCGTAGCTCTGTGGTCCGGTATCCATGACGCCGCGAATGCGCTTGATTTCGGCGATCAGGCCGTCGGTGATCTGGGCCCAGGCCGAGCGCAGTTTCTCCGCGGCATTGGCTGCAGCTTCGCCGGCCTTCTGCTGATCTTCGAGCGCCCAGATCTGCTGCTGCAGTGCCCGATTGCTGGCATCGAGCTGGGCCAGATCGAGCGCCCGCAACGCCGCCGTGTCACCCTGCAGTTCGAGCATCCGCCGCTGCAGTGACAAGCGCTCGTCGGCAATGGCGGCAGCACTGGCGGCATCCTGCGCCGCGCCGACCAGATCGGCAAAGGCCGGGGCCAACTGGATCAGCGCGACATAGGCCGCGCGTCCTGCCTCGGTGGTGAGGTCCTGCGCTTCGACCAGCGCCCGGAAACCCGCGATGCTGTCGGGCATGGCAAGCCCCAGACTGTCCAGGACCTTCGCCATCTGCGCGGTGCGCGCGGCTGCCTGCTCCGCGCCCGTGTAATAGAGCGCAAAATACTCGTCGGTTGCCGCCGCCATGTCGCTGACCGTGCCGAACAGTTCGACCAGATCCATGGATGCCACGATCGTCAGGTTGGTCGACCGGCCCAGCATTATCATGGCGCCGGTGACCGCCTCGACACTGGAGGCGACCCGGATCAGCGTCTCGAAATAACCTTCACCAACCTTCTGAAACTGGTCGAGTCCGGCAATGGCGTAGCGGGCCAGATTGTCGGCTGCCGCGCCGAACACGGCCGCCAGCTTCTCCTGGATCTGTGCGCCAGTCAGGCCCTTGAGGTCGATCTTGCCGATGTTGATCACGAAGCTGTCGAGCCGGGCCTGCACCTCGTCCAGCGACAGTCCCAGCGGTCCGGCAGCGGCCGAGATGGCATCGTAGAATCCGGTGAAGATCAGGCTGAACTGGCGCTCCAGTTCGCCGCTCGCCTCGGAATATTGCGTGCTGTAACGGGTGCTGGTCGTGATCCCGAGGAACTTCTTCTTTTTCTGGACGTCGGTGTAATACTGCCCCTGAAACCCGCCGGACATGATGCCGCCGAGCGACTGGGAGCCGCCATAGATGCCCTGGCCGACGATGCTGGTCTTGGTGCCGAACAGCGATCCGATCAGCTTGCCGACCGCGCCGACGATCCCGCCAAGCAGGCCGCCGATCACTGGGATCTTGTCGAGGAGTGAGCCCACGCCCTGAATGGCGCTACCGAGAATCCCGGTAACGCCGGTCGGCTTGAACCCGGTCTGGATGCCGGCAGCAGAGGCCTCGCCGCCATTGGTGCGGATGATGAGGTTAGTGAGCCCGCCGATGTTGGCCTCGATGCTGCGCAGCGATGCGAGCATGGCGGCGGAATAGCGCATGGTCAGCGTGTCGACCTCGCGCAGATGGTCGATGGCCCTGGCGATGCTCTCAGACTTGGCCGCGCTGTCGCCGAATGCGGTACCGGTGCCCTCATTGGCGGGAGCCGGTGCATTGCCGCCGCCGCCAAAGGCTCCGCCGATCGCAACGCCGAGCGACGCAATGACCCCGGCAGTCACCGCGCCGGCGGCGATGTTGAGCGGAAATGGCAGCGAGCGGATCGCGTTCACCACGGCTTCCACCGCCTTGATGCCGGTGGTGATGATCGAGTTGCCCTGTTCGACACCGGCCCGCGCCGTATCGGAGGCGGCCATGGTGGTGTCCGAGGCAACCTTGGCCACCGTGACGCCGCCGATCAGCCCGATCTTCACCGCGGCATTCTTGATCGCGACGGCCAGCTCATAGGCGCGGAAGGCCTTCTCGGCGGCTTCCAGTGCCTGGAACCCCTTCGACCCCGCCTTAAAGAAGCCCTTCGCCGCAGTGGCGAGATTGCCATAATGGTGGATCTCGGCCGACGCTTGGGCCGTGCGCGCAGCAGCGTACTGGCACGAGGCACGGCCGTATTCGCGTTCGGCCTCGGCAATGCGCCGGGTGGCCGCCTCCTGGTCTGTGGCATAGCGCGCAAACTCGGCCGCAAGGGCCCCGATCGCGCCGCCAACACTGCCGAAGGCTTCGGCCATGCCCTGCGCCGCAGTCTGGGTCTGGTCGGCCATTTCCTGCAGCGTATCGAGATACTGCTCCTGTTCCTTCAGGCCAAAATCATGCTCGATCAGCTGGGTGCGTGCCGCACGATAGCGTTCCCAGGCCTCGACCCCGCGCTCCAGCACGATCTGCTCGCGCTCGGCCTCGAGATTGGCCAGCGCTTGGGCGCGGGCGGACTGGCCCAGCAGCGAAATCTGCAGTTCGAGCGGGGCGACGGTCTGGCGCAGGAATTCCGAGGTGGCGAAGGCGCGGGTCGACTGTTCCCAGGCTGCGCCGGCTTCGAGGATCGCAATGCGGGCCGCATCGGTCGGGGCCTTCAAGGCCGCCATGGCGACTTCCATTCGCTTGATCTCGATCGGGGTCTTGCCGATCTTGGCGGTTTCCAGCGCCAGATTAGCGGCAAACTCCCGGGCGGCCTGCAGGGCGCGCTCGGCTTCACTCTCCTCGCGGCTGCTGCGACCGGTCCCGGCGCGGCCCGCCCGGTCAGAGCGATCAGCCCGGATGCCGGCAGCGTCGGCGGCCAGCCGCTCGCGGGCAGCCTGCAGGCTGTTCTCGCGCCACTGGGCCGAGAACGCGTCCATCATGGTCATGGCGTCGCCAAAGGCCGAGGTGAACTCGTCGCGCACTGTCGCGCCCATGCGGGCGGTCGAACCGGCGAAGCTGTTTTCCATGCGCGGCAGCGCGACCGTCTCGATCTGGCTGATGGTCGCAAGGCCGACCCGGTCGAGCACCGGATTTACCCAGCTTGCCAGCCAGTTGAGCGCGGCGATCGCCTTGTTGGCGAGATACTCGATCCCGCTGATGGCAAGGTTGGCAGCGCCCACCGCAGCTTCGCCGATGACACCGGGCAGCGCCTGCCAGACGGTGCGGATTGCACCGAACCCGCCGACCCAGCCCGCATAAATGACTGCGATGCTGATCTTGCCGACCTCGAGCACCTTCTGGAAAGCCCAGACCGCCCAGTCCTTGAGGCTGGAAAAGACCGGGCCGAGGTTCAGGCCCTCGCTGATCGTGCGCCACAGCCCGCGCATCATGTCGCCTGCCGTGATCCCGACCGGGCCGAGCTTCTCCATCTCCCTGGCGGTCAGGCCCAGGCTCTGGGCGTAGCGGTCGAGTTCGCCCGACTGCTTGACGCTCGACTGGAACAGCTTGAACGCGCCAAAGGCGATCCCGGCCGCAGCCGCTGCTGCCAGCAGATAGGGGTTGGTGAGCGCAGCCGCTGCCGCACTGGCGGCGAGCCCCAGCAGCGCCCGGGCCATGCCGCCAATGCCGACACCGGCCTGCATCGCAATCTGGCCGATCTGCGAGCCCTGCTGCATGAACAAGGTCATCGGCTTCTGGCCCGACGCAAGGCTGACCACCATGTCGTTGACCTGGTAGACCAGGTTCTGCACATGATGGGTGGCAAGCCGGGCGGAGCCGCCCATGCGGGTCATGCCGCCGGTACCGACCGAGTCCAGCGCCCGGTCCGCGCGCCCGGCGGTCGCCACGATGTCGTTCATCGTGCCGCCGACAGCGCGCTTCATGTCCGCCATCTCCTTCTGGAGGCGGGCGATGTTGGTGATCATCTCGATCTCGAGGGTCCCGGCTTTCATGGGCGATCCTCCTTCGACATGATCAGCGCCCGGAATGCCTGGGAGACTTTCCGGGAGATCGTGGTGCGGTTGTGACCTTCGGCGATGTCGGTCCAGGGCGGCGGGCAATCGGCCTCGCGGGCCCGCTGTCCCTCCGCCACGAACTCGACCGACAGGCGGCGGATCAGCCTGCACGCCCAGGGCGGAAGGTCGATCCCGATGCAGCGCTGCCAGTGATCGATCGTGGCCCACGACACTGGCACTGGCCCCATGGCGCCAGCCTCGGACGGCCCGATTTCCATCAGAGTGTCGATGATCCATGGGCATCTAATCGGCGGCAAGTCGGGGACAATGCCGTCCGCCGTCATACGTTGCAGGCGGGTCAGCGGCTGCGTGTCCAGTTCACCCTTGAGGCGCTTGGGCGGCGCGGGCGCGGTGCCGAGCCAGGCCAGTTGCCGGACGTAGAGGCTCAGCTCTCGGCCGAGCTCGTCGTAAAATTTGCCCAGTCATTGATGTGATTGGCGACCTGGGCGGCGATGAAGCCGATCGACGGGTCCTCATAGGCCTTCCGAAACAGGGCCGCGCCCTCCAGCCCATCGGCCGGCGGATAGGTGAAATGGTTGAAGCTGACGGTGCAGGCGGCGAGGAACTCGGCCTGTTCGGCGAGCTTCTCCTCGGCGGTCTGGTCCATCTTGCCGCGCTTCTTGATCTTGTCGACCAGCAAGTTCTGTTGGCGCGACTGGGCGCGCTGGTAGATCCGGGTGCCCGGACCGTAAACGGTGATCGAGAGACGCTGGCCCTTGTCGTCATAGAGCGGGGCGTCGTCGCCACCGACCAGTTCTACGGTCGAGGTGTCGGTGGCGGCGAGCTTGGTAATATCGAACATCATGGTTATCCCTTGGCTGGTTATGGTTGATGAGAAGCAGGGGCCGCAGCCCGCAGATATTGAAGCGCCGTCAGACTGGCCGGTGGTGCACCGGGCAGCGCAGGTTGCATGGCGTTACCGGGACATTGCCTATGCGCATGTTGATCGGCCGAACCCCGATGCCGTGGCCGCGGCACGCGCGGATTTGCTCAATGCGCTGGCAGCGACCGAAGCAGAGCCGCGGTGCGCAAAGTGCCATTTCTGGGAGGTTGTGCCGGACGAGGATGGGCATCAGCTCGGGCTGTGCCGCCGGTATCCGCCGAGTTACGAGGGCTGGTCGATGACAGAAGCATCCGCATGGTGCGGGGAGTTCCGCCCCAGCTGATCGGAAAGTGATATCAGGAGCCGAAGGCCGACTGTGCCTTCATCCGAGCTGTGCGCCGATATATTGCCCCACCACATAAAGATCAGCGACATTGCCCGCAGTCATGCGATCGATCGCCGGGCGACCGCCAAAGATGCTCGCCTTGTTTGGCTTGCGCACCCAGTCATTTGCGGTTTCCGGCAGCAGGATCTGCAGGCCCTTGTAGATGCCCAAGATGTAGGAAATTCGCTCGAGCGCATCCTTCGGGATCGAAGTCACCGCACCCCGTTTCCACGACTGCACGGTTGAACGACTGTCGAGTCCGAGGATGCGCATCTGCTCCTGCTCCTGGAGACCCCAGGCATCAGCAATCCGGAAGAAGGTCCTGAGTGCAGGCCCTGTCAGATCCTTGCAATCCAGCTGGCGGGCAATTGTCGGCATGGTGCAGCCTCCTTATGCCGCGCCACTATGCTCATTTCATCCTATGAACTCAACGAGACGATGGGCGACTGCAGATCATCACGGCGCCAGCACCTCGACCACGCCGACACCGGCGGAGTTGGTGGTCAGTTCCAGCGTCACGGTCGCAGTGGTGATCTGGTCGACGGAACCGACGTTGACCTTGAAGCTCATGACCTGCGCCTGGAAATAGTATTTGTCGCCGTTCTGGGTGGTAACGAGGAAGCTGTGGTCGCTGTCCGAGGTTGAGGCGGATTTCAGCAGGATCTGGCCCGCATCGTCGGTATCGAGACCCATCTGGATGGTCATCGTGCCCTGGTTGAAGCTGCCCTTCTTCTTGACCACGCCGCGGCTGCCGACGGGGTTGAAGGTGACGAGGTTATATTCCCGGCCGTGCTCACCGAGGTCCGACACTTCGCCAACCGGCGTCATGACGAGCGCATTGTAGCCGGTGGGATCGAAGGTTGCAGGAATGGAGGCCGACACCTTCAGAGTGCTGCCGGCGGAAGTCCGAACGGTCATGATCAGTTCCTTTTATTGAAGGTGTGAGGCTCAGCGGGCCTCGTTGAATGCGACGCGGAAGTCCTGCGTCTGCATGTGGATGCCGGTGTCCTCGTCGAGGAAATCAGGGCCGGCGGAATCGGTGTGGACGGTGACGTCGGTGAGCCCGTCGATCGCGGGCATCTGGTCGGCAGATGCCGCACGAACGGCGGCGATCAGGGACTTGGCTTCGGGATAGCTGCGCGCCAGCACCGTCACCTGCACCCGCTCGGTCACCCTTCGTTTTGGACCCGGGGCGGGAATATTGCGATCGACACTGCTGACACTCATCAGCGCAATGGCCGGGAGCATGGTGTCCTGCGGCAGGGTGCCGGCCACAATCCGGGCCACGGGCACGAGCCCCGTCACCCCGGTATCAGTCACCAGGAGCGAGCGGACCGCAACGACCCCGTTCATTCGTCATCGACCTCGAGCGCAGGCGCCTTCAGGTTCCCGATCTGGACCCGGTGGGCGATGTAGGCGCCCATCGCGTTGACGGCTTCTTCGGCCTTCTGGTCGAGCGCCGGGCGCAGGAAGGGTTTGGCGGCGTGCCCCGGGTGCATGACCATGGGGCCGACGAAATGTTCGCCAATCTTCAGGCTGCCGCGCTTCACCATCTTGTTGATCGTGCCGATGCCGACCTTGCGGGGGCCGCGGCGCGTATTGCGCACTGGGATATCCTCCTCGGCGACGCTGATCAGGTGCGGCGCGACGCCATATTCGATGAACAGGCCGAGATAGGAGCCGGATCCGCGCAGCTTGACGTATGAACTGAGTCGACTGCCGTTGGTGCGGGTGCCGATGCCGATCGCCCGTTTGAGCTGGCCAGTTTTCACTGGCACATTGGCCTTGGCCTGCTGCTGGATGACCTTGGCTCCGGCGCGGAGACCGCCACGGATGACGTTGCGCTCGAGGTTCTTGGGCAGTTCATCAAGCAGGCGCAGCAGTTCGGGGCCGCCCTTGATCCGGATCGTCATGGCGCGGCTCCTTCGCTGCTGTATTGCTCGACGATCAGCTCGATGCCCTCCCGGCGGCCGATTTCAGCCGGGCCCGACACGATCTGGAGAGTCCGATTGCCGATGATCACCCGCATGTCCGGGGTTATCCCGGCGAGATGACGCATGCGGATCCGCGCAGGACGGTTGGCGATGGCAATGCTGTCGGCCAGGCGCTCGGCCCGGCTCGGCAGGACGTCCTGGACCTCGGCCCAGACGGTGGCGAATTCCACCCAGGTGACGGTTTCGGTCCCATAGAGGGGCTCGGGGGTGACGACCTTGCGCTCGATCCGGATCCGGGTGTCGAGCCTGGATGCTAGACCCATCGCGCGGCCAGCTGGTTGGCGAGGGTGTCGAAGGCGAGACAGCCTGCACCCTCGCGGTTTTCGAACAGGGATGCGGTTTTCACGAGGATCGCGGCCCTGGCGATGGCCAGATCCGGATGACCCTCGGCAAAACCGGCCGACAGGGTAATGGTGATCTGGCCATCGGGCCCGAGCGTAGGCCATGATTTGCCGGCAGCTGGCCGAATGCGCACGAATCCATGGCGTCCCCGGGCAACATAGTCGGCCTCGGGCAAGGTGACCGTTGAACCTCCGGCAGCGGTGTAGGTGATGGCCGCAATGATCACCGGCCGGACCGGCACGGTGATTTCATCGGGCCAGTCGTCCAGCACCATGACAAGTGTTTGCGGACACAGCCGCAGATCGGCGAGCCGTTCGAGCTCGGCCTGGGCAGCATCGAGGTGGATGGCCAGAAGCATGTCCTCGTCATGGGCATCAAGGCGCAGCTGCTGGCGCGCTTCTTCCAGTGTCACCGCGCGCGTGGTCGGGGCGGTGACGACCGTGATCATTTCGCGCGGGTCCGGGCGGGCTTCGGCGCTTCGGGCTGGGCCTCGACCGGCTCAGCAAGGCCGCGCTGGCGCAGGATTTCAGCATCGGCATCGGCAATCTCGAAGGTCTGGCCGGCAAGGATATTGTCCGGGCCGACCGCGCTGACATGCAGCGTGTCGAGGGCTTTCATCAGCATGGGCGAGTTCTCCGTGAGGGTGCCGGGGCCGACCGGTCAGCCGGCCCCGGATCAGGATCAGACGGCGGTTGCCGCGGTCACCGCATCAGAGAAGTCGCCCTTGATGAAGGCTTCCGGACGATAGACGGCAAGGCCGAGGCGCTCTTCGGCGAGGATGGTGACCAGGTTCTTGCGGAAGTTCTGGTCATCCTCGGTCGAGATCTCGACCCGGGCGTCCCAGCGGTCGAAGATCTGTGCGCCCAGCCGGAAGGCGCCGGTCAGGAACTTGTCCTGCGCGATCGCCTGGGTGGTGACGATGGGGATGCCCCAGAGCGTCGGCGACAGCGTGCCCTGCGGGTTGCCGATCAGGTAGGCGCCGCTCGTCTCCTTCAGGAGCTCGATGCTGGCCCAGTCGGTCGGGTGCATGACCGCGCCCGTGGTCGGCAGCTCGGCGAGCGCGGCCTGCAGCATGGCAAGGCGCAGCACATCGATCTTCGTGACAGTGGCCGGGATGGTGATCGGCGCGACAAAGGCGCTGGCCTGGGTGTAGATGCCGTGCAGGTCCGTGCCCGTACCGCCGCCATTCAGCAGCTGGTTCTCCTCGACCAGCGCCAGGCCGTAGCGCAGGCGGCCATCGATGTAGGACTGGAGCATCGGCGCATCGTCGAGGATCTGCCGGGTTGCCAGCACCCAGTGGGCGATGGTGGTGACGCTGGTCGTCGCGATGTCGAACTTGATGTCCGACTGCGGCTTCAGCGCGCCGGTCGTTTCCGCAACCGTCGCCGCGGCGTTGGTGAAGCCCGTCTCCTTGACGTACTGGACCGAGGTGCTGGCGGTGCGCCCCGGGGTCAGCAGGTCACGGACGGTCAGGCGGCGCTGGCCGGGCACGATGATGCCGGGCAGCCGGTCAGGCACGATCAGATCGCCGGCCGAACCCGCCGCATCGGTGGTGAGCGAGGAGATGATCGCCTTCACCTCGACGCTGGCGCGGCCGCGCGAGACCTTGGATTCGAGAAAGGACTTGATCTCCTCCGACGCCATGACCTGTTCGCCGACCGAATGGTGGCGGGCCTGGTCATCCGGTCCCTTGCGGGCCAGCTTCTGCTCCAGCTCGTCGAGCCGGGCCTTGGCCTCGTTCATGCCGACCATGGCTTCGTCCGCCAGCTGCTTGGTGGAAGCGGACAGGTCCTCGCCCTTGGCGGCCTTGCCGAGTGCCTCATCGGCAATGGCTTTGACCTGGTCGACCTTGGCGTCGAACGCGGCTTTCACTTCGCCGGCAAGCTGCTCGGCGGTCTTGGGTTCAGTCATGTGATGCTCCGTGATGGAAAGGGGAGTTCAGCCGCGAACCTGCGCGGCGAGCGCTGCGATGAAATCAGCGGGGTGACTGCCGGACTCACTCCGGAGCAGCGAAGCCAGGCCCTTGCCCGCGATCGCGGTGGCCTGGCTTTTCGAGAACCCTGCCTCGCGCAGGAAATCCTCAAATTGGGAGAGGCTCGGCAGCTGGCCGGCCGCGATGAGCGATTTGACGCTGGTGATCAGCGCCTTTTCGTTCATGGGAATGGTGACGAGACTGACCTCGTGGAGCGCGACTTCGACCAGGTGACGGGCCTTGCCGACGACGCGGTCGCGGATCGTACGATAGCCGATCGACAGGCCGCCGATCGCCCCGTCCTTGACCAGGCCATGGGCCTCGCGACCTGTGGTGGTCGACATCGAGAAGCGACCTTTGACGAGCAGGCCATCGCTGGTTTCCTGAAAGTCGGTCCAAACCCCGGCCGGGCGCTTCTGGTCATGGTACATGAGCATCGGCACGGACTTGCGACCGGCAATCGAGGCCGCGATCGCACCGGGTAGGATCACGTCACCACCGAAGTCGACATTGCCGTAACCGGCAGCCAGACCCTCGATATGGCCGTCATCGCCGAGCGCCTTGGCGTCGAGCGTGAAATCCAGTTGATTCAATTTGCACCTCCCGGTGGCGGTGATCCCGGCTGTGGCAGCTGGACCTGGCCAGCCTGCGTGATGGGGACATTCTGCATCTGCATGCGGGGCACATCGCCGCCTTCGACCGGCGGCAGGTTCTCGAGAGCCCGGACCTCGTTGATGGTCATGACGCCGTTGGTGAGCATCTGCTGGTAGAAAGAGGCGCGCGCGGCACTGTCACCGCGCAGCAGACCTTCCAGGTTGAACTCGATGGTGATGCCGGCCAGCCGGTCAGCGACCGACAGCAACTGCTTTTCCAGGGCCTGCTCGATCCGTTTGAGGCGCCGGCGCAGCGTGAACTTCTGGAATCCCAGCGTCTGCTGCTCGAGCCCGGTGCCCCAGCTGGTGGTTTTCTCGGTGTGGCCGACCATGAACGGCGGCACGCCGAAGAACCGGCACACCTCCTCGACCGAGAAGGACCGGCTCTGCAGCATCTGGGCATCTTCCGGGCTGATCGAAAGCTGGACCCAGTCCATGCCGCGGTCGAGCAGCATCGGCCGTCCGGCATTGATCGCGCCGGCAAATTTCTCCTGCAGCAGTTCCTCGGCCTGTTTGCGCTGCTCGATATTGAGCGTGTCGGCCGTTTTCAGCAGGCCCGACGGGCGCACCCCGTTGCGGAACGTGTCACCCGAGGCCCGCTCGATTGCCTGCGCCAGCCCGAATGTCTGCCGTCCGGCGCTGAGCGTCGAGAGGCCGCCGAGCGGATTGCCGCCGAAGCCCCGGATGTGAAGGATCTGTTCCTGGCGGGCGATGTGGCGGATGCCCTTGTCGACCCATTCATATTCGAGCGCGCCATCATCGCGGCGGCGCACCGTCACCAGTTCGGGCGCGACCGGGACACCGAGCGCAATCACCCGGCCGTTCCCGGCCCGGATCACCTCGGCATAGGCATTGCCGTGCAGCTCGACGCTGGCACAGATGAACTCCCAGAAATCGAGGGCCGTCTGGTCCGCGTTCGGGCTGTCGTGCAGGATCCGGTAGAGCGGGTGATCGTCCGCGACCGTGCGGGCACCATTCTTGGTGCGATAAACTACCAGCGGTAGCGAAGCGATCGTGCCGGCCAGCAGGTTGACGCAGGCCCAGGCCGCGGCGAGGCCGAGAACCGAGGTGGTGCTGACGATCTCGCCGCTGGCGCTCGGGCGCGCGCCCATTTCCCGGTAGAGAAACGGGTCGGTGAGGCCGATCGAGCGGGCCAGGTAGCTGACCGCTTTTTGCAGCAGGTTCACGCGGCGAGGCTCTTCAGCCAGTCGTCGATCGTGCCGCCGGTGTCACTGGACATCGCCGCTCCTACCGCCATGCACAGCGCAACGGCTGCGTCGATCTTGTTCAGCGCCCTCTGCTTGGAGAGCCAGTAATTGTCCCAGCGGTCGGTCTCGATGACCGCCGACATGATCGCGGAGATCAGCACCGGATTGCGCCGCAGCCGGATCCGGCCTTCGAGCATCATCTCTTCAAGCTGGCGGACCGAGCCCGGCATCCACAGGCCCTGCGGCTCGCGGTCCTGGCTTTTGGCCGCCAGTTTCATGGCATCGGTCGGCTTGCCGCGCTTGGTGCCGCCCTGCGGGTGCTCGACAAACTCGAGATTGAGGCCGAGTTCGGCGATGTCCTCTTCCAGCCGCCGGAACGCATAACGATCGTAGGCGACCATCTGGACGTCGTAATCGCGGTCATATTCGGCCAGTGCCTGGGCAACGTGCCGGAAATTGATGTTCTCGCCCTGCGGCGCCTGCAGGAATCCTTGCGCCACCCAGACGTCATAGGGCTGCTTGTCGCGCAGGGTGCGTGCCTGCAGCGTGTCACCCGGCGTCCAGGTCTCGACCCAGGCATCGAAGCAGGGCTTGCCGTCCTTCTCGCCGGTCCGCTGCACGGCGGCCAAGGCGGTAATGTCGCGGTTCTGGCTAAGATCGAGCCCGAGCCAGACCTTGGTGCCGGGCTTAGGCTCGAAATCGGCCAGCAGCGGTTCGAGCGTCGCCCGGGTCATCCAGGCAGTCTCGGCGTCGGTCCAGACACAGAAATGCAAGCGCAGGATGCCGTTCAGTTGCCCCGGAATAGACCGGGCCTGGGCAACGACCTCTGTGAGATATTCTTCCGTAATCGTGATGCCGAGCAGCGGATTGGCCTTGATCCAGCAGGCTGGATCATTGAGCGGATCATCGCCGTCATCGAGCGCGCAGACATAGCTGAACGTAGTGTCGTCGAGGACTTCGCCGAGATAGGTCGGGTCGGTCAGCGCGTCGATGTTGCCGGCCGCGACCTTGACCGCATGCTCATGTTCTTCCCACGCCACCGAATTGCGGTCGGAGCCCGAGTTGGTGATCATGAACAGCAGCGGCTCGCGCCGGAACTTGAAGCCACGCTCCAACATCTCGATGATCGAGCGGTCGGGCAGTTCGTGGATCTCGTCGGCCAGCACGAAATAGGGCCGCGGACCCGACCCGGTTTTGCCGGTGTCGCGCGACACGGGCCGGAAGAAGGACCCCGATCCATGGTGCGCGATGTTGAATTCACGCCCCGGACCGCCGGAGAATTCCAGCCGCCGCGCCAATGCCGGTGACTGGCGGACCATTTTCACCGCGTCGGCGAAGAGAATGCCGGCCTGTTCGCGCTTGGCGGCAGCGGCATAGATCTGTGCGCCAGCTTCCCCGGCAGCGGTCATGCCGAAGAGGCCAATCCCGCCCGCGACTGGGGATTTGCCGTTGCCTTTGCCCTGTTCGATGTACGCCCGGCGAAACCGCCTGCGGCCATCTGCCCGTTTCCAGCCGAACAGGCTGCCGATGATGAAGGCCTGGCTCGGCTCCAGCCGGAAGGGCTGGCCCTCGAACTGGCCTTCGGAGAGTTTGAGCACCTCCTCGAAAAACCCGAAGGCGTGGGTTGCAGCGTCCAGGTCAAACCGGACGCCGTCCGAGCGTTTCAGGTCATCGAGGTGGCGACGACAGGCATTACGGACATGGGGCCCTGCAACAATCTCGCCAGCAATGATGGCACGGGCGTAATCGGTCGTCCGATCAGCCGAGGAAGCGGTCGGCGGGGTCGGCATCTTGCGACGACGTTTCCGCCGAGATCCTGCTTCTGGCACTGGGCGTCACCCCGAATTCTGCGGCGTAACGCATCATGTCGGCCCAAACTCCCAATACTGAGTGATGTCTCCGACGTTTCCGCTCCACCGATGATTAACAAATAGTCGCTACACTTGCGGCATGAATGACATGCCCCGAGATTTACTGCCGCCTGAACCGGCTAACCGCGAGAAAGCGCTTCAGTCCGCTCATGTCTTCCGAAGCAAACTGATCGAACGTTGCGCACAGGTCGAACGATGGGCGGCACAGACGATTGCGGTCCTTGCACCAGCACCTTCGGGAAAAAGCCGCCCGGCGCTCGTCCTGCTTGGAAACAGGTTAGACGAAATCCGTGACTTGGCGCGCAAGGGCCCGGAACTATTCAAAAACCCTGCGCGGATCATTGAAAGGATGAATCAGTTCCAGCCCTTCTCGGAACTCCGCAGCGAACTTGCCCACGCAACGACTGATGCACTCGTTCTGGAAGATGGATCGGTCCAGATACAGTTCGATAATGCAGGCCTCGTTCATCCCCTGATCGAACGGCGGATCATATTGGGCGAGGAAAAAATGCGGGAAATCGCAAGCAACTTGGCAAGTCTGGTCAACCAAATCAGGCAGCTTGAACTCAAATAATCACCGTTTTTGGCTCACCCACCTGTCGTCCGATTAACCGAAGAAGCGGTCGGCGGGATCGGTGTCTTGCGTCGACGTTTCCGCTGAGATCCTGCTTCTGGCACTGGGCGTCATCCCGAATTCTGCAGCGTAACGCATCATGTCTGCGGCCGCCTTGTTGGCGGTGCCGACGAGCGGGTTCTGGATGGCGTTGCCGTTCGATGTCTTGATCATCAGGCCGCCGGTCAGCTGGTCCTTCTCGGCCATCTTCGCGATCGCGCGCTCGGCCTGAACCCAGCGGCCATAGGCCTGGGCATAGGCAGCGAGCGCAGCCCGATCGACCTCGGACAACAGCCCAACCCGGTGCAGCCAGTGCGCGACCCGGTTCCACTCTTCGAGCGCGTCAGCGGTAAGATGGGGCGGCGGTGCCGGCAGCGCCGGGATGGTTTTTGCCTCTTTGCGATTAAGCGGCCGCTTGCCGCGGTTGCCCTCGATCAGCTTGAGATGGGTTGGTTTGGGCTTGGTGCCGGGTTTCACTTGGGCGGTCCTTCAACTATGCGTCGTGACCAGCCTGCTCCCACCACCCACACCAGGGTCATGACGATTTTCAGTTTTCTGCTCTTTGCTGCCGCTGCTGTTGCCCCCTCGGGCGAGACTTTCACCTGTACGCCCACCCGGGTGTGGGACGGCGACGGGCCGATCTGGTGCGCCGAAGGCCCGCGTATCCGTCTGTCCGGCATCGCGGCGCGCGAGATGGACGGCACCTGCCGCCCGGGACAACCATGCCCTGACGCCTCGGCGGAACAGGCCCGAGATGCGCTGGTCGACCTGATCGGACGCCCAGTTGGTGTTTCCCCCGAAGGACATATCCTGGTGAGCGGTCCGGCTCTGCGCTGCCGGTCGGAAGGCAGTGCTGGTGGTTCGAGGACTGCAGCCTGGTGCGTGTCACCCAGATCCGGCGATCTGTCCTGCGCGATGGTCAGGGGTGGCTGGGCACTGCGGTGGGATCGGTATTGGCGCCAGCACCGTTGCTGACCTGAGCTGAGACTTCCTCAAAGCTCCTGCCATCAGCTTCCAGCGTCGCGGCGCTGCCGGTGAAATCCTGCCAGCGCTTGATAGCGACATCGATATAGGCAGGGTTCAGCTCGATCGCATGGATCGAGCGGCCGGTCATTTCGCCAGCAATGATGGTGCTGCCCGAGCCTGAGAACGGCTCGTAGACCGCCTGACCGGGACTGGAATTGTTCTCGATCGGGCGCTTCATGCATTCGACCGGCTTCTGGGTGCCGTGTCCCGTCTCGTTCTTCTTGGGCTTGGGAATATGCCAGATCGTGGTCTGCTTACGGTCGCCCGACCAGTGGCCTTTCGCGCCCTTTTTGACGGCATACCAGCAAGGCTCATGCTCCCAATGATAGTCACCGCGGGACAAAACTAGCTGGCCCTTGTCCCAGATGATCTGGGAACGGAGATGGAAGTCGCAGGCAGCCAAGCTGTCGCCGACAACACCGGCAAACAGTCCGGCGTGCCAAACATAGGCGACCTCACCCGGGAACAAAGCCCAGGCCTCGCGCCAGTCGGCCTTGTCGTCGTTGAGCACTTTGCCCTTGGCAGAACCCGAGGCGGCGACGCCAGCCTTCTCGCGCCATGCAGGGTCATATTCCACACCATAAGGTGGGTCAGTGACCATCAGATGCGGGGTGACCCCGTTCAGAGCTTTGGCGACGGTGTCGGCGTCGGTGCTGTCACCGCAGACGAGGCGGTGCTTACCGAGCAGCCAGACGTCGCCGGGTTTGGCAACCGGGTCTGCTGGCACCTCGGGAATCTCGTCCGGATCGGTCAGCCCCTCGGTCTTTCCGGCTAGCAGCTTCGACAGCTCGTCGTCCGAGAAACCCGTCAGCATCAGGTCGAAGTCGAAGCCTTGCAGGTCACCGAGTTCGACCGCGAGCAGTTCGAGGTCCCAGCCAGCGTTCAGCGCCAGCTTGTTGTCCGCGATGACATATGCCTTCTTCTGGGCCTCGCTCCAGCCCTTCGCGACCATGGTTGGAATTTGCGTCAGGCCCAGCTTGCGCGCCGCCAGCAGGCGACCGTGGCCGGCAATCAGGCCACCGTCCTCATCGACCAGCACCGGGTTGGTCCAGCCCCATTCCCGGATCGATGCCGCGATCTGCGCGACCTGTTCGTCCGAGTGCGTGCGGGAATTGCGCGCGTATGGCGTGATTTTCTCTATCGGCCAGAACTGGCTGTTCTGGGCCGGCCAATCTTGCGACATGGCGCTCCTTTGGGGTGAGCGCCGGTGTCCGCGCGCTCAAAATCCGATATGGCAACAAATATCTTGCGTTTTTGCATCAAAACTGCAAAAAGTCAGATTATTGATAATGAGAGGGATGGATCCGATGCTCGTTGAGTTCCGTGTTACGAACTTCCGCTCCCTGCGGGACGAACAGGTTCTCAGCCTTGTGGCGTCTAAAGACAAAACCTTGCAGGACACCCACACCCTGGAAACCGGCGTCAACGCAGTGCCTAAGCTATTGCGTAGCGCAGTGATCTACGGCGCCAATGCAAGTGGGAAGTCGAATCTTGTTAAGGCGTTGCAATACATGCGGGGCGTTGTGATCGAATCCGCCAGCATGATTCAACCCGGCCAAACCTACGCGGTGCAGCCGTTCCGGCTGGATACCGAATCTGCCAGCCAGCCCACCGAGTTCGAAGCGACTTTCCTGCTGGACGGTGTCCGATACCAGTACGGCTTTGCCATGACTCCCGAGCGCATCGTCCGTGAACACCTTATGGTCTACAAGGCCTTTAAGCCGCAGCGCTGGTTCGAACGTCGCTACGATGCTGAAACGGGCAAGGATGTCTACGACTTTGGCCCCGGCCTTAAAGGTCCAAAGAACGTATGGGAAGGCGCGACGCGTCCCAACGCCTTGTTTCTATCAATGGCAGTTCAACTCAACAGTGAAGCCCTTCGGCCTGTGTTTGACTGGTTTTCCGGCAAGCTCGTTGTCTTTAATGAGCAGGCCCAGCTAAATCCGCAGATCGCGATCCAGCGACTAAAAGAGCCTGAAGGGCGTAAGGAAATTTGTAACTTCCTGAGTTCCGCGGACATTAGCATTGCTGACATAGACGTGGTCACGCGCAAGGTACCGGGTCAGGCTGTCCACTTCGACCTAGTGGCTGGCAAGACCGAAGTGCGTACAGAGGAAATGGAAGAAAATCAGCTCAGATTCCATCACATTACCGAAAATGGTAAGGCTGTCTTCGATATTTCCGAAGAATCTAGCGGCACACGTAATCTTCTGTTTCTTAGTGGGCCTGTGCTTGACATTCTAGCTAACGGTTTAACTTTGGTAATAGACGAACTAGATACAAGTCTGCACACCTTATTGGTGCGTGAACTCGTGCGCCTATTCCATTGCCCGGAAGCAAATAAAGGCGGAGCGCAGCTGATATTTACGACCCATGATACATCACTACTTGATGCGCCAAATCTGTTTCGCCGAGATCAAGTTTGGTTTGTAGAAAAGGATCGCGATCAGGCTTCCGGGCTGGTGGCATTGTCCGAATTCAGCCCCCGTAAGAACGAAGCACTGGAGCGCGGCTACCTGATGGGTCGTTACGGTGGAGTACCTTTCCTAACTGACACATTGGGACTCAAGCACTGATGGCCCGCGACAACTCCCCAAGGGAGCGCCAAAGAAAGCAGCTTGAAAGGAAATTGGGGCGGCGTGCCAGCTTCGACAGGATCCTGATCGTCTCAGAAGGCAGCAAGACTGAGCCAAACTACTTCAAGGAGATCCGTGCTTCCTACCGCCTGCATACAGCGAATGTGAACGTGCGGCCCAGTGAGCTGGGCACCGCACCAATCCAGGTTGTGCAATACGCTCGAGAACTGTTCGAAAGCGGGGATCGGCACAAAAATATTCAATCTCGCGCATTCGAACAAGTTTATGCCGTATTCGACCGCGATGATCATGACAGCTATTTTGATGCGCTCCGACTGGCCGAGACGCTCGACGGAAAATTGCGCAATGACTCCAAACAATCTATTGTTTTCAAGGCCATCGCGTCGGTTCCTAGCTTCGAGCTATGGTTGCTCCTCCATTATGAGGATATTCAGGCTTCGCTTCACCGAGACGAGGTGATGCGCCGCCTGAAAAATCATATACCGGGCTATGAAAAAGGTGCGGGGAGCGTGTTTTCTACCACTCGCGAGCATTTGCCTACTGCCACTGCAAGAGCTGAGCGGCTTGCTGAGCGCTTTACAGCACACGATGCCCCAGAGCCCTACACAGCGATCACTGATCTTGTGAAACTACTCACGAACTTGCGAGAGAATTAGGCGCTAAGTCGAGCGGCGCCCTGCCACCCCCCGGTCGCTAACTCGCGGGCGTGAGAAGTTTGGACCAAGCGCGGTTTCCGTCCCGCAGGCCCCAGAGTTTCGACCCGCCCCCCGGGGGGATCAGCTGATGGGCCAGCCATCAGGGCCGGTGCCGACCGTCCGGCGGAGCCCGAACTGCTCGGCCGTGCGAGCCTGGTGGCAGTCAGCGCACAGGCAGCGGATGTTGCTGTCGTCGTCCGAACCGCCACGGCCCAGCGGCACGATGTGGTCCGGCACGCTGGCCTCGCGAACGATGCCTCGGCCAGCGCAGTCCCGGCAGAGCGGTTCAGCCTGCAAGCGCCGCAAACGCTGAGTGACGGCCCTGCGTCCGCGCAGTCGTTCGGCCATTGGCAGGCCCTCGAAAGGAACAACGCCCGGAAGCTGGTGAGCTCCGGGCGCAGTTCCCAATCCTCTATTTCGGAAGAATGCCGAAGACCGTCCATAAAAACAAGGGAAACGGCCATTTTCAGGCGTCATGTCAGCACTTTGCGGTGACTGTCCCGCGCCATACCGAACAGTTCTGCCAGCGCATCTAGGGCAAAGCTAAGGTTGCGGTGATCGGCCTGCGGCCAGCTTCCCGCATCCTCGTCGATGCAGATCAGCCGATAAGCCAGAACGCTCGGTGCTTGGCCTGGTGATGCCTGGCGATCCCGGTCGCATTGGTCGAGCACGCTGAGCACGGCGACATAGTGCCGCCGCACCTTCTCGATCAGTTCATGGCCGGGCGCAGCACCGCCACCGCCGAGTACACCGTCGCTGGCCAAGATCCCCGTGACAGAAGCCGGGAACGGCATCGGCCAACCCATCACCGCGTGGTGCCGGTGATAGATCTCAGCGTATTTCTGGCCGGCAGCATGTTGCTCCGCGGTGATCACTTCCCCGAACGCCAGCCGTCCCAATGCCGTGCCCAACCGTTCATCCCGGGCCTGCCTGGCTGTAACCCCGTAATGGCGCTGCCGGGCATCCAGCACCGTGGCCATGACCTCGCGCTGGGTTTCGGCACCGCTGGGCTGCACCAGCTTGCCCGACGGATGCCGTTTGCCTGCCTTGCGCTTACGCCCTTTTGCCACGAGCGCCTCCGTACAGCCGTTCGCCGATCGCCCGGAGGGCTTCACGCTCCATAGCGCTGAGACGGTAATCGCTCACCGAGACGGCAAGAATTCCGGCCTTCCAGCCATCGCGTTTGAGCTCTTCGCCGTCGCGCTGCCGAGCGTGACCGTAGATTTTCGAGATCATGGTCATCAGCCGATCTCCCGCAGGAGGGCGGCATAGCCGATGACATCGACCACGCTGTCGGCATGGCGGGGATCGTAGCCAAGCCGGGTCAGCTTGAGGTCGATCATGCACAGCGCGACCTGTGCCGGGGTGACCGGCATATCGAGGGTGATCGACCAGCGCGACGCAATGGCTTTGAACTGGTCAGCCGGATCGCCGTAATCGTCGCGGCGTTCTTCGAGCACCTTGGCGGTGTGGCCAAGAATGGACCAGCTGGTCATCGCACACCTCCTCGGGTCTCGATGGCCCAGAGCAGGATGGCAATCGCATCGGCCTCGTTGTCGTCGGCCGGTGCAAATCCCTTGGTCTGCACCGCGGCAATGACGGCCGCCTTGTCGGCATTGCCCTTGCCGGTGATGAACTGCTTGATCGTGCCCACCGGGACACCCTGGTAGGCAACCAGGTGTTCCTCGCACCAGGCGCTGAGCGTAGCGAGTAGGCCGCCATAGACATGAGCGGCATCGGTCCCGACATGCCGTCGCACCTCCTCGAAGTGGATGGCAGCGATCGGCCCTGCATCGAGGTCGAGCTGCTCCAGCCAGCGGCGGAAGCGCAAGAACCGCATCCCACCGCCATCGAAGCGGGTGTGCTTGAGCGACACCGTGCCGCTGGTGATGAAGTCATCGCCCGTCTGCAGCGCCCAGCCGGTGCTGATGCCGAGGTCGAGGGCCAACGTTGAGCCCCGCATGATTGTGACCGGTCTTGCCACCGGCGGGGTTGCGCTGCGCACCGGCGCAGGCAGAGTCAGAATATCCATGATGATTCTCCGTCAAAAGGGATGGATCGTGGTGCGGACGGCGGCGGCGTGGTGCTTGGCGGTACTGGCTGCCGTCGTCCGGTCGGGGCTGGGTTCAGGGCATGGGCGTCTCCATCAGAACGGGATGTCCGACAGTTCGTCGTCGAGCTGATCGAGCGTGGTGCGGCTGGGGCGGACGCTCACCACCTGAGCGCCGGGGAACGCATCCTTGGTGGCCGCGAGGATCGGGTGGCAGCGGATGACATTGGCGATTTCGTCGAGCGCCCAGACCTGGGCTTCGCGGCCATGACGCTGGGCCCGGCCGGTATCGCGCAGGTCCCGCACCAGGATGACCAGGCCGTTCGGCGTCTCGAACTCCCACTGGTCAACCGGCAGCGGTTCGCCTTTCGCCTCGCGCGCAAGCTGGTCGAGCATGTCGTAGGCCCGCAGCATGGCATTGCCGTGCTGGCGCACGAGCGCGAGATTGAACTCCCACACCGCGGCGTTGAACAACTTGTGCTGGGCGTGGAACCGTTCGGCCCACTCGATGGGCACCAGCATGGGCAAGCGACCGATGCCCCAACGCTGATCCATTTCACGACCGCGCTGGTCGACGCAGTTGATGATGACCTGCATGTCGCTGATCTGACCATGACGGGTCGGTGGCGCGCCTTTCATGCGCCCCTCCTTTCATTGATAAAAATCGAGGCTGACGACGCGCTCGGGCGTTGTCGGAAGCCCCTAGGGGGTATGGGGGGGAAGCGACTGCGCGTTCCGACGGCTTCCGACCGGGCTTCCGACGCCTTCCGACAGGCTTCCGACTGACGGAAAACCGTGCTTCCGACTGCTTCCGACAACTGGGTTTTGGGGCTCATCTGTCGGGCTCCAGGTACTTGACGACCCGCAGTCCAGAGGCCTTGCCGTGGAACTTTCCGGCCTCGGTGACGAGGTAACCGTGCTGCTGCCACTTGGTGATGGAGGTCTCCGCCTCGCGCTTGGTGACGCCATATTGGTCGGAGATCAGGTCGACAGCGAACCGCCCCTTGCGACGGGCATGGGGGAATGCCGACCAGGGTGATCCCGCACGCCAGGCCTCATCGATCGCCTGGAAGATCTCGCGGATTTGGTGCCAGCTGAGGCGCTTTTCACCGACGGGCGTTGCCCCGGTTCCGAGCACCGGTACCAGCGTCGACTGCTCGGCCCCGAGCCCCGTGGTGAGGTTGACGACCTTCATGGTGAAATGCAGGTCGTCGAGCTCTTCACCGTCCTTTTGCTTCTCGACCGAGAGAACCGTGGTGGCCTCGTCCTTGGCGACCCGGATCGAGGTGTCGCAACCGCCCAGCAGCACGGTCGAGCCGCGCATGCCGCGGTCGAGATCCTTGCCGGCGTGATGAATGCCGATCACCGTGCCGTTGCAGTGCTGCTGGATGGCAGCGCAGCCATCGATGAACATCGACATGGCTTCCTGGCTGTTCTCGTCCTCGCCGGGGATGGAGCGCGACACCGTGTCGATCACGACCAGACCGATCTCGAAATCGGCCTCGGCACGCACCTGGTCGATCGTCCGCTTCAGCTTCTCAATGCTGGCAGGATCGAGCATGTGCACGGCGACGGGAAGCAGCCGGAACGGTGCGTCGACGCCCGTGAGTCCATGTTCACGGCGCCAACCCTTGATGCGTTGGCCGATGCCGAATTTGCCTTCGCCAGCGATGTAGAGGACGCCGGTCCTGCGGGTGGGCTTGCCGTGCCAGTCGAGGCCGTAGGCAACCCGCAGCACCATATCGAGGGCGATGAAGGTCTTGTGCTCGCCAGGCCGGCCATAGAGCAGGACCAGGCCGTTTGCCGGAACCAGCCCATCTATCCGCCAGCTGGGCGGAGGCATGGTGTCGATCTCGTCGAGGCTGAGGGTCTCGAACACGTCCTGGCTGGTTGCTGCGTCAGTCCCGAAGATGGCTTTGACAGCCTCGAGGCCGGACGTGGCCGCCATGTCGTTGAAGTCGGTGCCGAGGCTGGCGGCCGGGAACGTGGGAAACAGAGCCGGGCAGCCTAGGATGCGGGCCGCGGCGATCGCAGCCTCCCGGCCGACGTTCTTCGCCTTGCCCCGGTCATCGTCGCCGGCAACGATCCAGGACGCGCCAGGATGGGCAGCGGTCAGGCGTTCGGCGACCTTGACGAGATTGCCGGCATTGAAGGCCACCACGACGGTCCGGCCTGTCGCTTCATGCAGCGTGGCGCCGGTGGCGAAGCCCTCGCAGACGAGGACCGGACCGTTAGCATCAGGAAGCCTGGGGCCGATGACGAACAGCCCGCCAGCGGTCGGCAGGTCCGAACAGAACAGCTTGTGCCCTTCGGCGTCGATCGTCTGCAGGGACTGGATCTTGCCGTCCGACCCGTGAAGGGGGACGAGAATGTGCGCGCCATCGAGCCGCGTGCCGTTGGGGCCAATGCCCTTGGCAGCGAGATAAGGATGGCTGATGTAGGTAGGATCAGCGGCGATCCAGCGCTCGCGCGCCTGGAGCATGGCCGCGTCGCGCCGTACTGCCTGTTCCGCCTCGAAGCGCGCCTGTCGGGCCTTGAGCTCGGCGACGCGGTCGGCGGACATGACCGGGAAGGTTCCGCCCGTCAGGTGCTCGGCCGTTGCGCGAATGTCGAGGCCGGCCTGGTGCTGGAGAAAGTCGAAGATGTCGCCGTGGGCCCCGCAGCCATAGCAATGGTACCGCTGGTCCTGCGGATAGACGGTAAACGACGGCGTGCGCTCGTCGTGGAACGGGCAAAGGCCCACGAGCTGGTGGCCGCGGCGCTTCAGGGCAACGTGCTGGCTGACCGTCTCGGCCAGCGGAAACTGGTCCTTGATGGCCTCGATATCGATGCCGCCTGTTTCGATGCGACGCGCCATCGCGGCCATGCTCACTTTCATTTCGGGATGGATCAGGGACCAGGGGATGCCGGGCCACCGCAGCAGCCCGGCATTCGCGTGATCAGAACAGCGGTGCGCCCGGCGCAGCGGCAGCGGGCGGCGGCATGTGCGCAGCTGGGGCCGGCGGCGTTGCTGCCGGCGCTTGGGCGACCTGCGTGGGTGCTGCCGTTGCCGGCTGGTCACTCTCACCCAGCGCCTCGGGACGATCGGTCCAGCCGACGATCTCGAACTTCGGCTGGTAATTGGTGCCGTGCTTATTGGTGACCGGAAAGACGCCGACACAGCGCACGACCGGCAGTTGGCCAGTGGCAACTTCGGGCGCTGCCATCCAGGCATCGTATAGGTCGTTCATCGCGTCGATGACGATGCTGGCCGTGGACGAGAATTCGCGCACGCCGAGCAGGTTCTTGTCGCTGAACAGGTCGATCACGAAGCCGCGCTTGAAGTCCTGGCCGGGATTGGCAGCTGCTGCCGTGAACGACAGGTCCATCACCTTTTCCGGCGCGACCCCGGCGGAGAATTTGAACCAGCCGGTTTTGAGACCCGGCATGTCGAACACCGCCGTCATGTCGGTGACTTCGAACAACGGCTCGTCCTTGCCGTCGCGCTTGGTGTACCAGCGGCCTGCTTTGGCGTTGTACGAGACAAACACCTTGAAATCACCGCCGCCAGACGGGGCTGTCATGAAACCCATGATCCTGTTTCCTCTTCTCTCAGTGAGCCGCATTCAGGCAGGCGGCATCGCCTTCGGGGGATGGCCCCCAAATCTCCTCAGCCGCTTGGCGGGCAGCCGGGTCGTTCCAGTAAAAGCTGTCGAAGTCCGGTGAGAGCGAACGGGTCAATTCCGCGCCGTCGTCCGACAGTGACAGGAAACGCTCGATCGACTGGGCAATGCTAACCACCCGGGCGAGGTGCGACCGGGGATCATCGAGCCGGTAGACGCCGACCTTCTGGGGCGTGACATAAGCAAAGCGAATCTCGGCATTGCCGTGGGCGGCATGGTAGATCGCGCCCTGCCGGGCATGCGGATCGGAGATCTTGGACGACAAGCGAGCTTGCGTCTTTAGATCGACGATAATGCCGTGCTCTGGAAACCAGAAGTCGAGCCAGCCGATAAACGGCACAGGCACGCCGGGAAGCGCCACTTCGATCCGGTGCTGGCGATTGCCGTCGGCAGCTTCCGGAACACCGTATTGGCGCAGTTCGGCGAGGCCGATTGCCACGGCCGGGGCAATGGCTGCGCGTTCCTTGTCGACATTCGGGTTGCCAGACAGCGCAGTCAGCTGGTTGAACCTGGCTATCGCCAGTTCCTGACAGGCCTCAACCGAAGCGGCGGGATCGAACAATCCCATCTCTACACCGGCCTCGATGGATGTGCCGCGGTGGGCAGCAGGGCCGACAGTCGATTTACGCCCCATCAGCTTCTGCATTGCCCACATCGAGGGCTGCGCCACGAACAGGTTGATCGAGGACGCTGACAGATGGTCGAGCCCATGGCGTTCGAAGGGGCCGCTCACTTGGCGACCTTCTTGCGACGCGGGGTCGGCTGATAGGTGATCATGAAGGTGCGGACGCGCGCTTCGGTGCCCGGCCAGAGTCGGCGACCGGCCTTAAGCTGACGAATCAGCTTCCAGTCGTTGACTGCGTGGCGGCCAAAGGCGCTCTCGCTGAGCTTATGAATCCGGAGGAATGCGTCGATATCGGAGAGGAGCGGGTGCGATGTCATGTCCCGATTATTACGGGATGAATCCTACATTTCAATCCTCATCCCACTTTATGAATGCATATTGCGGGAACTGTCCCGCAATGCTAAGTGCAAGGCCATGACAGAGAAACCACTTTTCGACATCGCGCATCTCCGCAGTGTCCTGGAAAAGGCTACGGCCTCCGGATCAAGGTGGAATGCGCGCTCGCTCTCGCTGGCAGCGTCTGCGGGAAAGAGCCCGCATCTGGTGCGTGACATTATCCGCGGCAAGAGTGCCAACCCGCAGCTGGAAACGGTGCTCGGCCTTGCCAAGGCGCTCGAGATGGACATTGCGCAGCTGGTGCCATCGACCGCCACGCTGATGCCGCGGGTCGGCATGACGGGAGGCGTCGAGCAACTCGCGGTCGTGGGTGCGGTGGCCGCCGGCGTTTGGCGCGAACAGACCGATTGGGCGGCAGAAGACCGCTATTCCATTGAGGTTGGGCCCAATCCGGTCGCAGGCGGGGAGCGGTTCGCGCTGCGGATGGAAGGCCATTCGATGGACAAGATCATCCCGCCTGGCTCGGACCTCGAATGCCTGCGGGTCTCATTTGGTTTGGTCGAACCCCAGCCGGGCGACATCGTGATCGTCCAGCGTGATCGGCATGACCTGCACGAGCTCACCTGCAAGCGCCTCGACCATGACGGGACCAACTTCATCCTGCGTGCGGAATCGACCCGCGCCGAGTTCCAGGAGCCGATCGTGATCGGCAACCCGGACGAGGATAATCATGACGACGAAGGCGTGAACATCATCGGCATCGTGCTGCGCTCGCACCAGAACCTGTTCCAGCGGCGGCGCTGACCGGCTTGCATTTTGCGGGAAGCTGGATGCCCGTCACGCGTTGACGCGGGATATATCCCACTTTATCCTCCCCTCAACTGATCAGGGGATGGATCCGCAGAGGCGGCGCCCCGTGACGCCCAGCCATTGATGCGGAACCTTCTATGCAATCCTCCCTCTGTGGTCCGAACGCCACGCCGCCCGATGATCTTCCGGCCGATGCCCGGCTTTCCGAGTTGGGCCGGATCCTGGCCGTGGGCGTGCTGCGCATGCGCCAACAGTCCAGTTCTATATCTGCCCCTGTGGGAGATAGTTCACTCGCTATCCCGGCCGCCAAGAGCGTCACTCGTCCCCGGGCACAAGCCCGGATCGGAGGACGATGATGCAGGTGGATGACAATACGCAGGTGCTGGCCAGGCTGGCGGCCCTGAAGGAAATGACGGTCAGGGAACTGAAGGCGGAGTGGGCAAAGCTGTTCAGCAGTGAGGCGCCCAACAACAGCCGGCCGTTCCTCGAACAGCGGCTGGCATACCGGATTCAGGAACTGACCTGGGGCGGCCCTTCCAAGCCGGTCAGGCAGCTGCTCGACGCGCTGGCCGATGAGGTCGAGGGCAAGAAGGTCCGCAAATCGGTCATCACCGATCCGCGCAACCCGGTCATCGGCACCCGGCTGGTGCGCGAGTGGGATGGCGCCGAGCACGTCATCACGGTTCTGAAGGATGGGTTTGACTGGCAGGGCCGCCGATACAAGTCGCTGTCGGCCATTGCCCGCACGATTACCGGCACGCAGTGGAACGGCTACCGCTTCTTTGGTTTGCGGGGGATCGCATGAGAGACGGCACTGCACCCGTCCGCCGCCTGCGCTGCGCCATCTACACCCGCAAGTCGAGCGAGGAAGGGTTGGACATGGAGTTCAACAGCCTCGATGCGCAGCGCGAGTCCTGCGAGGCCTATATTGCCAGCCAGCGCGCCGAAGGCTGGGTCTGCATGCGCGAACGTTATGATGACGGCGGGTACTCGGGCGGCACGCTTGATCGTCCGGGGCTCAAGATGCTGCTCGAGGATATAGAGGCCGGGCTGGTCGACGTCATCGTCGTCTACAAGATCGACCGCCTGTCACGGTCCCTCATGGACTTCGCCAAGCTGGTCGAGGCGTTCGACCGCAACAACGTCACGTTCGTGTCGGTGACGCAGGCGTTCAATACCACGACCTCCATGGGGCGGCTGACGCTGAACATCCTGCTCAGCTTCGCCCAGTTCGAACGCGAGGTCACCGGCGAACGCATCCGCGACAAGTTCGCGGCTAGCCGCGCAAAAGGTATGTGGATGGGCGGGTTCGTGCCGATGGGCTATGATGTGATCGACCGCAAGCTAGTGATCAACGATGCCGAAGCCACCACGGTGCAGCGCCTGTTCAAGCGGTTCGTGACGCTGGGATCGGCAACGCTGCTGACCCGGGAACTGGTGGCGAACGGTGCCATGACCAAGCGCGGCAAGCCGATCGACAAGGGCTTCCTCTACAAGCTGTTCCGCAACAGGCTCTATCTGGGCGAAGCCGTGCACAAGGGCACGAGCTATCCCGGCGAGCATCAGGGCATCATCGACCAGCAGCTCTGGGATCAGGTGCATGCCATCTTGCAGGAGAGCCCGCGCCAGCGCGCGGCGAACACCCGGGCGCAGGTGCCGGCCCTGCTGAAGGGACTGATCTTCACCGACCGCGGCATTGCCATGACGCCGACATTCACCAAGAAGGGCAGCCGCCACTACCGCTACTACACCTCGATGGATGCCATCCGGAATCGAGCCTGCGAAGGCCGCGAGGCCTTTGTCCGGCTGAACGCCGGGGTGGTCGAGGGCGCAGTTGTCCAGCAGATCCGAAAACTGGTGCGCACGCCCGAAATCGCGGCGAAGGTCGCGGTCGTCTTGCAGGACTGCGATTCCGTGTCGAACGACAATGACGTGGTCTCCGCGCTGTCGGATTTCGACAGCCTATGGGCCTCGTTGTTTCCAGCCGAACAGGCCCGCATCGCCCGCCTGCTGATTGACCGGGTCATCGTCAGCCAGCAAGGCCTGACCGTCGACCTGCGCACCGACGGGTTGAGCTCTGTCGTGCGCGACATGCTCGCCCCGCGGCCGAAGGAGAAGGTCGCATGAGCAGCGCGCCCGCGACACTGACCGTTTTCATTCCGCTGACCATTCGCAAACGCAATGGCCGGCCGAAGATCATGCCGCCGGCGGAGATGATGCCCGATTACGACGACAAAGGCGTGGATCCGCACATTCTGAGGGCGATAGCCAAGGCATGGAGCTGGCGGCGCAAGCTCGACAGCGGCCAGGTGGCGACCATTCAGGACATTGCGACGGCGGAGGATGTGACGCCCGTTTACGTCGGCCGGGTGCTGAAGCTGGCCTATCTTGCGCCCGCCGTGCTGGAGCGGCTGCTCATTGAGCGCCGGGCGCCGGCGGTGTCGGTGAAGGATTTGGGGCTGGCTGTCGATTTACCTTGGCTCGAACAGGAAAACGCGGTGTTTGGGTTGAAGGGTTGAAGGGTCGAATTGTGATCCGACTTCGCCCCTCGAGGCTGAAGGCTCTCACTGCTGGCTTGCGCGGAACTGCCGGACAAGTATGAGTTTCTTTCAGATCGGACGGGGATTGTCATGGAACTCACGAAAAAAGAGCGGCTGTCATTCATTTATCAGCTTCGCATCCTCGAAGCCCTTTATCCCGATGAAGCTGAATATTATGCGAAGAATAGGACAGCTCTCGAGGAAGGTTACACCTATCATTACGACTGGATGGTCGAGCATCTCTATGACGAGCTGAGCGAAGAGCAGTGCCGTGAGGTTATCGATATCCTCGACATGTATAGTGAAATTGCTTGGGGTCTCGAGAAGCTGGGAGAGGATGACGAGCTCAGGAAGCACCATTTAGCAAGGTTTCGCGGCTTCGATGGAAACAACGAAACGCACCTGATGGCATATGTGCGCTACTTCGTTGTCGACCTCGACCGCTTCTCAATTCTGAAGCACGACGAGTACCCATATTTCAACAGCCATTGCCCGATGCTCGATACATATCAGGAAATGCTCGGGCGTTGGCGTGAGATGGGAAGCCCTCACTCAATCGGTCGGGACCAGATCGCCAAGCTCCTTGGAGCCTGACCGTGGACAGCGATACCGTCACATGGATCGGCACCGCCTTCTCAGTCATCGGGGCTGGGATAGCTGTTTGGCAGGCGTGTATTGCGGGAAGCGCCGCAACGCGGGCAGAGAAGGCGCGAAAGGCCATCATGGGCAAGTACGAGCATGTCGAGCTGGGAGCGCTAGACGGTGTTCTATCGGCCGCCTGCAAAGCGATGGAGAAGTACGGCCCAGGCAGTCGCGTATCGACGCTTCGAGGAACCTCCCCTGATAGTGATGCAAACGCGGTTCGCGCGTTCACCGCAGCCCTCGACAGGAATACAGAGATGCTGACCAAGGCGTTTGGCAGTCCATGCGTTGCTGTGCGGGACAGGATCAACGGATTGTTGGACGAATTCGGCGCAGCAGCGACGGCCGATGAGCGCTTACCCAAGGGGAAGGCGATCTATTTGGAGATCACCACATTTAGCGGAAACATCAAGAAGGCGTTGGACGCCAAAACATTTGAAGCGAATCCGGCGTTGGAATGACCCTGCGCCTGTTCGCCTCATCCATCGCGATCGCGAAGCCTGCCAGGTACGGAAACGTTTGTGACCAACAAAATGAGTTATTTTACGGATCGCGAATATGGAGAGCGGCCTGCTGTGGCCGAAACAATCGACGAGCGCGTCTGGTGCGGGCTGTACTCGTTGATCGAGACGCGCCTCGGCAATGGCGCATTTGGCTTCCGGTTTCCCGAACAGTGTCCTGATGGCCAAGGGGCATGCGGTTGCGATCAACAAGCCTTCGCTCGCGTCCTGAAGGCGGAAGTTCCATGGATCGATTGGCCACTGCGTCCTGGGGATGTCCCGGAAACTCCCATCATCCTGGACCTTCTAGGCCGTAAACTCATAAACTGACTTGCGCGGCGCGGGCGCGGTTGATTCAAGGCTTCGGGAAGGAGCTTTGGATGACGCGTCGTAGATTTGAACTGACCGATGATGAGTGG